TCCTGGGCTGGCAAATTGATTATGATAGAGGTTTTACAGGATAATTACCTGCTGATTGTGAGGTCAACGGCATCGGATAGACAGGAGTAATTAACCTGTCGATAAGGGACAACTCCCCCTTCCGGTGCTTATTTTATTTTAGGAGTTAATAAAAAGGAGTGATAAAAATGTTTAACCATGTTGACCAAAGGTACAAAGATTATATGGTTAGTAAAGAATGGAGAAAGTTTCGCAAGAAAATATTGGGCAAGAGAAATAAGTGTGAGAACTGTGGAGACACAGGAGAATTGCAAGTACATCATTTAACCTATGAACGATTTACCGAGGAATTAGAAACTGATGTAATGGTTCTCTGTTTGAATTGCCACGAAGAGACACATAGAAGAAAGTTTGCTATTGATAATGCACCAAAATTAAAGAAACATCTTAGTCCTGCTAGTTTAGAGTATAAGACAATTAAAATAGAGATGTTTAGAGATGAAAGTATTTCGTGGTCTGCAAAAGGTGTTTTGGCTGCATTGCACTGTGATGTAGAAGTTGATTTTGATTCTGTCCCTTCTGTAGTTATGGATGAATTAATAAAAGCAGGTTATGTCTATGTTGATTAAAGAATATCCTTTGTTAATTTATCCAAAGCTGGCAACCAGGATAGGATTGAACGAGGCTATTGTGTTGCAACAGATTCACTTTTGGATTGAGAAGTCGGGGAAGACTAGACAAGGAAGGAAGTGGATATACAACACACATGATGAATGGCAACAGCAGTTTCCGTTTTGGAGTATAAAAACCATTCAGCGAACCATAAAATCACTTGTCGATCAGGGCTTAATCAGCAAAGGCAATTACAATAAAATGAAGATTGACAAGACGCTTTGGTATAGCATAAATTATGAAAAAATCCCTTCCGAGCCAGTAAATAAACCATTAGGACAAATTGTCCATATGGATACAGACAAAATGACCACACCAATAACCATAGATAACCATAAGGAAAGTGAAATTGATTATAACGAGCTGATAAACTACAGGATTATAGGATCAGGTAAGAATCAGTTTGCTGTGAGATTGAGCGATGAGGAAATGAAGATGTATGTTTGAGGTGTTAACATGGATTGCCTTGACTGCAAATACTTCAATTCTTTTAGGGATAAACTAGAAGATGAATTAGAAGATGATGAATATGGAGATTGCTTACTGAATGATAAGATTATCGCAGGAGCAGACTGTATTTGTGATAAACATGAAAGGAAGTGGGGAGAATGAGTGAAGCTAAGATGAAACATCCAGGTGGAAGGCCGTTGAAGTTTAAGACTGTTGAAGAATTGCAACAGAAGATAGATGCTTATTTTGCATGGTGTGATGAACGTAAGCGCATTGTGATAACTAAAAGTGGAGATAGGGTTGAAGAGCCATTTCCTAGACCGCATACTATTAGTGGATTAGCTGTTTGGTTAGATTGTGATAGAAAGACGATTGTTAATTATGGACATCAAGAAGAGTTTTTCCCCACTATTGCGCGTGCGCGACGAAAATGTGAAGCCTGGACTGAATCACAGCTATTTGAGGGTAATGATCGCGGTGCTAAATTCTCACTGACAAACAACTATGAATGGCGTGACAAAACAGAAACAGAACTCACAGGTGCAAACGGTGGAGCAATAGAGATCAATGTCAGTGTTGGCGAGGAATAGCAATCCTTTCTGATTGATATTTCGTATTCATAACTCTGCACTATTGACAACGATTTTCCCCTTCAGTATAATCAAGGCATAAGACATATTTAAATCTTATGGCCAAAACAGTATTGGAGGGGATAGCGTGGTTTATGGTTATGCCAGAGTATCAACAGCTTATCAGGCCACAGGCGGTAATTCTCTAGAAGATCAGGTGCAACAATTAACTAAAGAGGGCTGTGAAGTAATTATCCAGGAACAGTATACTGGCTCTACTACTCACAGACCACAGTTTGACGCTCTAATCGCCAAACTACAGGCAGGAGATAAGCTAGTAGTATGTAAGCTAGACCGTTTTGCTAGAAACGTCACAGAGGGCATAGAGGCCATTAGAAGCCTATTCGCTAAGAACGTCAAAGTACATGTGTTGAATGTTGGACTACTAGAGAATACTTCAATGGGCAATTTCTTCTTGACTACTTTGCTTGCTGTTGCAGAGCTAGAGCGCAACATGATTATTGAACGCACACAGGCCGGGAAAGCAATAGCCAAGACAAAGGACGGATTCAGAGAAGGTAGGCCGCAGAAGTACAATAAGCATCAGATACAACATGCTATGACATTGTTAGAGTCTAACAGTTTCACACAAGTTGAGAAGATGACAGGTATTAGTAAATCAACCTTAGTTAGAGCAAAGAGGGATAAGCATGACTGAAAGCCTTCAAAACGCCACTGATCGTTTAATTGACGAATCAGAACGAATATATTATATAAATAAAGAAAACGGTAAAGATTTGCCCTACTTAAAGAGAGCCATTGACATGGCAAGAGAAGCCTTAATGAGGGAGATTAAATAAGTCGAATCAGCCAGCAGGATAACACCTGTTGGCTTTTTTATTTGGGGAGGGGAGAGATTAGATGAGTGAAGACTTTAGACAAGGCTTGGCATTAGGAATATTCTTGGCAGGGTTTGCTTGTGTGTTTGGAGTTTGGCTTGGTTTATATGCCGCTAGAAAGCTGGATGATTTATGCCAAAAATCAACCTAAACATTGACAGTAAAGTATTCAACCCTGTCTACCTGCCATACATTGATTATGTTGCACCGCTTGAAATCTTTTATGGCGGTAGCTCATCAGGTAAGTCAGTATTCCTGGCCGACAGATGTGTGCTGGACATACTCAAGGGCGGCCACAACTACCTAGTGCTGCGGAAGGTAGCCAATACCATCAGGCGTTCAGTGTTCAACGAAATAAACAAGAGTATCAGCAAGTTTAAGGTTGCTCACCTGTTCAAGGTTAATGTTTCTGATATGATTATAACTTGCTCAAACGGCTATCAGATTGTATTCTGCGGCCTAGATGATTCTGAAAAGGTTAAATCCATTACTCCTGCTCTTGGTGTGTTTACTGATGTGTGGGTGGAAGAAGCGACTGAGGTTGATTATGAGGATGTACAACAGTTAGACAAGCGTCTTCGCGGTATGTCAAAGGTTAAGAAGCGCATTATCCTGTCATTCAACCCTATTTATCAAACCCATTGGATATACACCAACTACTTTCAAGGTAGATGGCAGGATGATAGCACACAGTATAAAGACGAGCGCATATCAATCCTAAAGACTACATACAGAGATAACAAGTTCTTGACTGAAGATGATATTCAGCGACTAGAGAATACGACTGACAAGTATTATCGTGATGTATATCTCGATGGTTCATGGGGTGTGTTAGGCAAGGTTATATTCCAGAATTGGCGTGTAGAGGACTTGACAGAGTTCAAGCGGACAGTAGCAACATTCCAGAATGGCTGTGATTTTGGCTACGCCAACGATCCGGCTGCACTCACTCACCTGCATTATGACCGCAAACGCCAAACGCTCTATATCTTAGATGCTAAATATTGCTACGGATACACCAATGACCTTCTGTCTGCTGAGATCAGGAACATGATAGATAATCAGATAATCACCTGTGATTCGTCAGAGCCCAAGAGCATACAAGAACTTAGGAATTACGGTGTTAATGCTATAGCAGCTAAGAAGGGCAAGGACTCTGTTAACTTCGGTATACAGTGGCTTCAAAAGCTGCAGATAGTCATTCATAAAGAACTAAAAGATGCTATCAACGAGTTTACTACTTATCGTTGGCGCGAAGACAAAGACGGAAACATATTACCGGAACCAGTGGATAGAGATAACCACATCATAGACTCTGTCCGGTATGCAATGGAAAACGAGTCCCAGTATGTTGAGCCAGCAAGAAGCAACGTTAAAATACCAATAGCCGGTGCTATGTAGGAGGTGACACATGAAGCTAAGTAAGACGCAGGAAGAGTTAATTATCGGCAAGCTACAACAGGACATTGACGCTTCTAACACTCACTATCAAGATACAATCGAACCTGCTGTTATTGAGCGTTATGACATTTATCACGCTAAGCCAGAGTATTACAAGAAGAAGTTTCCTAGGCTTAGTAAGTTCAGCGATCTAGTCAGTACAGATGTTGCTGATACTATTGAATCAACCATGCCTAGCATACAGAAAATCTTCTTTGGCTCTACCGATGTGGTGACTATCCAAGGTGCTGACGGTTCAGATGGTGATGATGAACGAGCGCAAAAGATGCAGGATTTAATCAACTATCAGCTAGAGAAAAACAAGTTCTTCATGGTGTTTTATCAATGGGCAAAGGATGCTCTTATTACCAATATGGGCATTATCAAGGTCGATTGGGAACGAGAGTATAAAACAGTACAACAGCAGATTGCCCTATCTCCTGATGCCTTAGAAACGTTTATAAGCGATCCGAATATAAAGGTTGTTAGTGTAGAGCCTGATGTGAATATCGGCTCTTTTTTAGTTGTCTTTGAGGCTGAACAGATTGCCAAGAATCAGCCAAGAATTAGGAATGTATTGGCTAGTGAGTTTAGATTTAGCCCTGATGCTACAAGCCTAAATGATTGTGATTTTGTTGCTCATCGGCTAATTAGAAACATTGACTATCTCCGCAAACAAGAAGAAGCAGGGTTATATAGGAATGTCGAGCGATTGGCTGAGAAGGCGAAAGAGCCTGAGTATACCATTCTTGATGAGCAGAACAACGAAAACATTCGTGATAAATCGAATCAGACAGACTCAGGCAGAAAGAAAGTCGAACTGTATGAGTGCTATGTCTCAATGAATGTTAGCGATGATCCAGACGGTGAATTAACCCCTCTAATTGTCACCGTATCAAACGGTGTTATCCTTCGCATTGAGGAAAACACATACGGTAGACATCCATTCTTCACGCTGTCGCCTAGGCTTGATCCTCATCAGATTTGGCCTGAGAAGGGATTCGTTGACCTTATCGCACAGCTACAGCACTTGAAAACAGCTATCATGCGGCAGATAACACATAATATTTCTCTATCAAACAATCCTCAGATAGCCTTAAACATGCAGAAGCTAGTCGATATAAACGATGTCATTGAAGGAAGACAAGTTATCAGGTTAAATGCTGATGACATACGCCAAGCAATGCAGCCTGTTCCGGCTCCGCAGTTGCAGAGTTGGACTTTCAATATGCTTGAATACATTGATACGCAAAAAGAGAACAGGACAGGCATAACAAAGTACAATCAGGGGTTAGACTCCAATTCTCTTAATAAAACAGCTACAGGTATTTCTATTATCACAGAGCAAGCCAATCAGCGTTTAGAGTTAATTGCTCGTATATTTGCAGAAAGCGGATTGTCTGACCTGTTCCGTTTCCTCATTGAATTGAATCAAAAGTTTATCGACCAAGAAACCATTATCCGACTCACTAACGGCCCAATGACGATTTATCCTGACGATCTAAATGGCGAATTTGATCTGGTTGTCAATGCTGGCATGGGGAGTGGTGCTAAACAGACAAATCTGCAAAACCTAATGATGCTCAAACAGATTGTGACTGAGTTAGCGCAGGTAGGCATGGCTGGCCCACCACAATTCTATAATGTTGCAAAGAAAATCATCGAGGAAATCGGTTACAAGAACACGGACGATTTTGTGATGAATCCACAAAACGGAGGCATGATGAATGGACAAGTTGGAGGAATTGTCCCGGCAGTACCAGGAGGGGCAGGAGGCCAAGGAAACGTTGGAGTTGGTTCTTCCTCTATTCAACCAGTACAGGGACAACCTTTACCGCAGGCTGGAATGTGAGGACTCAGAGAGCATCAAACAGCGTTTAATGGCGCTCAGAGAGATACAGAACGAGCTGGAAGGCAAGATTGCCAATGCTGATATGGCTAAAGCTGTTATTAAAGAGGTGCGGTCAGAAGGGAGGTGATCCCAAATCTGCGGCAGGGTAACAACCTGCTAATTTTATTTTAGGGGATGGATAAAGTGAAAGCAAATTGTAAGGTTTGCAAAAATGCAAGCGAACCAAAACGGCTAGCAATGGTTTGTTGTATTGCTGGGAATGAACAACGTGTGATGTTTGGCGGCGCAGGATACATGTATATGGATGGGCAGGAAGAATGGAGTCCTCCTGATGAATTTTGTAATGGCCAGTTTGAAGAAGGAGAAAATAACGTTCTTTGCGGCAAGGTAAACAAGAAATGATGCAAGGAGAATTTTGCCCTAACTATATCAATGGCAAATGTCGGTGCGGTTGTTCTTCGTGTGACAATGGTTATGATAGATGTTGTATTCATTGTAACGATGAAGAAGAATTGTGTAATAGAAATAGGGAATGCGGAGATTAAGTAACTAGGCGGCGTTAATTCGTCGCCTTTTATATTGGACGCTATTTTATACGTGGCGATAGCGACAGTTGTCTGCGTGTGTTCTAGGGGCGGCAACAACAAAATAACCTTTGGCGATTATATAAAGCTAGTCGCCTTTTATATGTCCAAATAAAAAGGAGAGTGTACCATGAACCAAGTCGAAAGACAGTTCAATTTTGACCTACAGAGATTCAACGATGTTCCTGCTGCAACCGAAACGGACAGCAATATAGACTATTCAGCCTATTCCGATGCACATCCAAGCGAACAGCTAGACCTGTTAAAGAAGCATGGATTCTATGGCGAGTCAGAACAAAAAGAGACAGAACAGCCTCAAACTGAGATACCAGAAACGGCAACTACAAGCGAACAACCGGAAACGGATTCGCAAGAGCAGGAACCTGAATATGAGATCAAGGTTGAAGGCGAATCAAAGAAACTGCCTTTGTCTAAGTTGATCGAACTTGCCCAAAAGGGCGAGGACTATACGAAAAAGACTCAGGCATTGTCAAGCGAGCGCAAGGAGTTAGAGCAGATTAAATATGAACTGCAACAACTCAAAGCGCAACCACAACAGCAGACCAATAAAGCGGCAGAGTATGAGGCTATCCATAAGCAAGCATTAACGGCAGCGATGCAAGAATTAGGAATTACAGACCCTAATGAATTTGTTCCTGATCCTGCTGGAATTGTCGGCGATCCTCTACATCATGCCGTATACATGAAGTGCTTCAACATGGTCAGTCAAGACAATTATCAACGTCAAGCGATTCAAAACTATGTGCAGAACACAAAGGCGCAGATTAAACAAAACCCCGACATTATGACAACTTTTGACGATGCCATGTATGGATTGCTAAAAGCTGACAACCGACAACGATTTGCTCAGGTATTTGAATCAAGATCAAGGCTGCTGGCAGGGAATCCGACAGTCCAAGACATTCAGTTAGTGGAAGAACATTTTAATCAGGCTATGACTGCTAAAAATGCGCCAAAACCGCAAGTAGTACAACAGCCTAAGAAACAGCCACTTAAAACTGAATCACCTGGCGCGACAACGGAAACAAAACAGCCAACAGTTAATTTTAAGCAAATTGGCAAGCTGAAACCACAAGATCAATTACAAACCTTGCGTGAAGCAGGGTATTTACGAAGGAGTGACACTTAACAATGGCAAAATTTACTTATGATGAAACGACCAATAGAGAAGATCTGACCAATGTAATCACCAATATTTCCCCGACTCAAACGCCGATTGTCACTATGATTGGATCGACAAAAGCAACGGCAACTTATCATGAATGGCCGGAAGATGCGCTGTCTGATGCTGCGACTAACGCTTTTGTTGAAGGTTCGGCAGATACTACCGTTGCGGCTCCTGCCCGGACTCGTAAAGGTAATTACACGCAAATCATGAAGCGTGGTTATGAAGTCACCGAATCGCAACAGGCTGCTGATCCTGCTGGCGTTGACGATGAATACGGCTACAACATGTTGAAAGCGATGAAGGAAATCGCTAAAGACTTAGAAAAAGCGGTTACTGAGCAAGGCGCTGCGGTAGCAGGATCTACTTCTGTAGCACGCAAAATGGCAGGTATTACTGGACTTGTAACGACAAACGTACTGGCGAATGGTGCTGTTACTCGCGTTATTACCAGAGACCTGATTACTCAGGCATTACAAGATGCGTGGGATGCTGGCGGCGAACCGAACAAACTGCTTGTGTCTGGCGGCAACAAGGTTAATATTTCCAAGCTGACCACATCCAACACGAAGAATATCAATGCCAAACAAAAAGAAATGGTCGAAGCTATTGATGTTATTGACACCGACTTTGGTCGTGTTCAAATTATCGCTTCTCGCTTCATGCCTGATGACAAGATTTTTGTTCTCGATCCGCAGTATATGTCTATTGCTTGGTATCGCCGTTTCAAGAAGAAAGACCTTCCGTCTACTGACGATGCTTTGAAAGGTGTAATTAAGGGCGAAATGACATTGGAAATCAAGGGTGAAAAAGGACAAGCGATTATTTCTGATCTGAAATTAGCCTAGTTTTAATGCGGCAGGGTGACTACGGTTGCCCTGCCTTTATTTTGGAGGTTTAACGATGGAAATTCTCATACCTGATGGCGATAATTTGCGTGTTAGGCATGTTTGTAACACAGATGACATTGAACAATTAAATCATCAACAGCGCATGACTGAAAGCGGTTTTTCTACTGACAGACAACATAGGTATGTTGCGCGAGTGCCTATTGCTGAACTAATGGCATTAATGGCTAAAAACGATCAAGATGCTATCGATGGTTTTATTAAAAATGATCGAGCAGCACAGGACAGGTTATTTAAACGCTTCCCGAATTGGAGGTGCAGCTACAGCAAGATATGACAGCACAACAATTATTTTTATCACTTCGCTTTATTCTTAACGACATGGAGCGTAGTCGGTTTTCTGACTATCAACTTACAGAGTCAGTTAATTCTGTTTTGTCAATTATCAATAACGCATTAGCCAAGTCAAATAGTGAACTTATCACAGAAGAAACAGACTTGACGCTTGTAAGCGGCGTTGTAGATCTTCCTGTTGACTTTCAGTCAATGGTGAATGTGTTTGCTGGAACTAATTTGTTATCGTATCAATCAAAATCAAGCGATAGCAGCAGTAACACATACCGTATTCGCGGTAACAAAATTTATTCAACCAACGAAACATTAACTATTCACTATAAGAAAACATTTCTGCCGATTGATACAGACGATTTATCGGTATCCTTGCCTGTTCCTGATTATTTTAGCGAGTTGCTGAAAAAGTATACCGTTATCATCATGCAAGGCGGTATCAGTAAGACAGAAACTCCGATTGTCCAACAAATTAGCGATGATGTTTATAAACTAACCGCAGGGCGTGAATATAGCGCAATAGACTTCGCACCGACATTTAAGGTGTAGGAGGTAACACAATGCTTGCATTTGAAATATGGGCGCAGATCAATGCCAATGTTCGCAATTTTGGCGCACTCAAAGAAACTGAAGCCCTCTACTTCATGAATTGGGCTATTGACTATCTAAATGAATTTCTCATTGAAATAAAAGACCCTCAAATGTCTGTTGATTTAGCCGTAACTGATGGCATGACTGTACCTGCCAACTTCTCAAAACCAGCAGGTGTCTATCCTGTCCATATCACCAACAGCGGCGATACGAGGGTATTTAAGCATGACATAACCAACAAGCCAACCATTCCTATTCGCTACTTTGCAAGGCGTGAAAGAATCAATGCAATGTCTGACACTTGGCCTTTCGATGATTCCCTGTCAAGCGTAGTCATGGCATTAGCTTCTGTCTATGCGATCAACAGGGCAGAGGGTGACACGACTAATGACATGGTTATTCTGAAAGATAGATTAGATCGAGTCAAGGCCGCGAGGGGGATATAAAGTGAAAATAATCGATATGCTGCCGCAACTCAATGTAAAGGTTAGAAACTTTGGCAGGGTTAAAGAAGTTGATGGCGTTTGTTTTTTTAACGATGCTATCAGTTTTCTTAATGATTTTCTAATTAGCATAAATGACCAAACCATGCTAAAAAGGTTAACTGTTTGTGATGGTGTTCCACTGCCTAGCGATTGGAGTGGGAAAGTAGACGATGAATACGGATTTTCTATTAGTGATGGGAAATTCGTTGTAAAGTCAATGTTCCGTCCTGTAGTTAAAATTAATTATTATGCTAAAAAGCCGATAGTAACCCTAACAGACGAATTCCCATTTGACGATAGCCTAATTAGTGTTGCCGTCTTAATTGCTTCTATTTACGTGATTAACAGGGCAGAGGGCAATACAAGCATTGACCAGTCTTTGCTAGATCAGAGATTGGAGTATTTGCGTAGAGTTCGTGGTGCATAATGGGCAAGGCATCAACAAAGCATTTCAACCAGCGCAAAATCCCTTTACCTTCATTCCCTCTTGGACTTGATTGGTCACAGAATCCCGAATCAATTCCTGATGGCGCATTAGTACAAGCCGAAAACTGCGAATATAACCATGCTACAGGCGCACTTAGAACGTGTCCAGGCGTGACAATAAAGCTGGATCATAGTGCAACGGTAGCAAGTGGATTCAAGGATGCTGTCAACGGAGTACATCTGTTTAGTAGCGGCCAGACATTATACAAAACTGACTTTGTGACAACTACAATGATAGGCACTCTATCTGGCGTTAGTAAGCCTGTCTATTATCCGTTCGACGATGAAATACTGATTGCGTCAGGTGGTAAGTTACAGATTTGGACAGGGTTAGCGTTGGAAAATGTCTTGACATCGCCTGACTGTATTTGGGTTGGCGAAAGCGAATCTAGGGCAATGGTCATTGGCTACACAAACATGGTTGATAAATCAGGAATAAGGGATGCAAGGAATTGGACTGAAAATACAGAGCTAGATGCTGTCTTTATCGAGATAGGTGATAATTCGCCAATAGTCGCAGTTGATACGGTTGCGTCAGATTTAATTGTTTACAAGAAATATGCTACTTACAGGATGAAAGGTATTTATCCAAATTGGGTTGTTCTCCCTGGTCCGAAAGCTTCACATTGCATGTCATACAGGAGTGTTACCTCAGTAGGTAATGACTCTTTTTTTATTGGCTATAATGGATTCTTAAAAGTCCGTCCGACAGATCAATACGATGATGTTGCACCTTTTGAAGAAGGGCTCAACGTTAACGCGTGGTTAGTCCAGAACATCGATGCTAATGCAGAAATCTATCACATTCCGAACAGAAAACAGATGTGGATTAAGACACAGAACGATAAAGGTGTTTATATTTATCACTATTTGGCAAGGTATCCAGACGGTCGAGGGGCTTTTACTCATAGAACATTCGTCAATCAACTATCCGATGTGTGGACTGATGGCGATAAGGTTTATATTGCTTATGGGAATAAAATTGGCATACTTGACAGCGAAACTGACAAAGACGATGGACAGCAGATAGTAACAGAAATAGCATCTAAGCGCTTCATGCCGGAGCGTTTATTTATTATCGTCAAATACATGAAGCTGACCGTATTTACCGTTAGGCCTGGAAACGGAACAATCACAGTCGGTCAAGGCGATCCAATTCCTTTGATATTAAACTCATCAGGGCAGAAGATTTTTGGTAACACCGCAAAGATATTCGGAAATACCGCTTCAATTGTTTCAAGCGATTATTCCGAACACGTTGAATATGGCGGTGGATCTAACGAAAATATGCAAATTGTATTCAAGATTAATGAAGGTGCTGTTGAAATACGCGCCTTGAATCTTGATGTAGCGGAGGTGTAAAATGGCAGATTTGACGCGGACTAATCCGCAAGATATCACTCTTACTGGAACTGATGTAGAGCAAGGATTTGTAAATGATGACGCAGACATTAAAGCAATATATCAGCATTTAAATAAACTGCGAAAAGGATATAAAAGCGCAGTTGCTCCGCTTTCTCCAAATGTTGGCGATAAGTGGGAAGATTCGTCAACTACTCCTGGCGTGTTGAAGGAATGGGATGGAGACGAATGGATTAAAGCTCCTGTTTATGATGCGCGAGTATCGGCATTAGAAAAAAAAGTTGGCGAAGATCCGAGTTTTCGCAATAAAATTATAAACGGAAATTTTGTTGTTAATCAACGCAATAAAAGTGGCACTGTAACTCTTGCTGCTGGCGAGTATGGTCACGATGGATGGAAAGCAGGGGTAAGCGGTTGCACATACACGTTCGCAACGGTTGAAAACGTAACAACGCTTACCATTACAGCAGGGTCGTTGGTGCAAGTTATTGATGGACTTAACCTGCAAAGTGGAACACATATTTTATCGTGGTCAGGAACTGCGCAGGGGAAAATTGGCGCAGGAAGTTATTCTGCAAGCGGTGTAACAGGGACGGCAACAGGTGGCACGAATTTGCCTGTTGAGTTTGGAGCCGGAACGCTAACCAAAGTGCAATTAGAGGGAGGCAGTATTTCAACTCCGTTTGAGGTTATTGATTATAGCGAAATGTTAAAGAGATGCAAGTGGATATTTAATAAGATTCGCATATATAACCAAGGAAGAAATATTGGTTCTGCTGGCGTTATAGAGCAAAAAACAGTATGGTTTCCGGATATGAGGGCATTGCCGACTGTTTTTAGACAGCTTGTCGGTGGTTCCAATGTATCTACTGTTACAATAACGCCTTTAACAACTAATTCTCTAACTCATTTAATCCAAAGCACAGCCGCAGGAGATATGTATATAGACGATATATTGACGCTGGATTGTGGTTTATAGGAGGGATTTGTAGTATGTATAAACTAACAAACGGAACAACAATAATCAGATTATCAGATGATGCTTGGATACCTACTGATAACCAAAGTAGGCAATATCAAGAATATCTTGCATGGGTAGCGGCAGGTAACACGCCGGAGCCAGTACCACAGCCGACACAACCGACTAAAGCCGAGCAAATTGCAAAACTGTTTACCGAATACGACAAAGACAGAAAACAGCTTGAACGCTATCTAGTTGATGCTATCGGACTATATCAAGACACGCAATATGCCGATGATTTACGCACAGAAATAACCGCATTGGATAATAAGTATTTTACAGATATGGAGGCGATAATTAATGCTTAATACTCTATCTGTGAACCTTCGTTGTTCTAGGCATCGCACAATTTTAGTATGGGATGCAGAATTGCAAATGTGGCGTTGTCCTGTTACTGGTTGCTATTACATCATCCCAGGCGATCCACCTGTAGTTGTAGAACAATGACACACTAGCAATTGATTTTATTCTGTGTGTTTTGGCAATAACTTCCCTCTTTTCTACTCCAACATTCTTTTACGGGTGTTGTGCAGTATTCGCAAGGGTAGTGTTTGTCCGCATCTATGACCTGTTTTGATTCATCACTAGCATTAATGACTGTTTGATCTGGTTTCGATTCCCAAATATTCATAATTAACCTCCATATTTTTATTTCTATTATATACCTAAAATGCGGTTTAGCAACGGGGTGATAGTATCACACTAGAACAATGGAAAGCTAAATACGAGCAGAAAGCCGAGAAGCTAATAGTCATTCCCGGCTTTCAATGTTACTTTGAGCCTGAGAAGGGCTTTTTTTATTGGAATAAATTCGGCGATGTGTTTGAGATCGACCACACTTGCACAGATGATGTGATGTGGGCGCATGACAAGTGTATGAAAATGGCAAAGGCAAGAGGTTGCAAAATCCTCCGAACAGCAACATACCGCAACCCATCTGCTTATATGCGATTGACAAAGGCTACGCCAAATCTGGCATTAAGCGGAATCAGGGCTAATGGCAAAATGTATTGGATTTTTGAAAAGGTGGTGATTTAGTGAGAATACGCGATATCATCAAAGATAATTGGCAAGACCGATTACATATAGACAAAATGGTTGATTTTAAGGGTGGCACAAAAACAGTCCAATCAAGAACAATCCCTAACCAAACGGCGAGCGAAGCGCAATTACAAAATAATTTGATGTGGACTGCGCTCCCAGGCCTCCAACAATCTGCAAACCTGCAAAATCAAGCTAATACGGCAGTAGGCAATACTTACAATCCAAATTACACCAATCTTGCAGGTAACTATAATACCACGATGGGGAATGTTGCGAGTGGATATCAAGGGCTTATATCTGGCAATCTGCCTAGCCAATATGCCGCAAATAGACAAGCCGCATTACAGACTGACCTAGACAATACGATAGGCAGCTCAATAAATAGTCTTGCCAATCGTGGCGTGTTAAACAGTTCTGTGACTAACAAATCGCTTCAAGGCATTTCAAACAGCGTTGCAGATACATTGGCCAAAAACTACACCAGCGACATCAATACTGTTTCTGGCCTGTTAGGACAACAAGCTAATCAAGCACAAAATGCTTTACAGGGCAATGCACAAGCACAGCAAGCTAGTTACTTCCAGCCGTCACAGTTATTTGACTATGCACAGGGACAGTATGCTCCTGCTTCTAACCTGTTCAACACCATGTACTCAGGAAGAATGGGTAGCGGTGGAACAACTACAACGCAAAGCGGCGGTAAGGGTGGTCTTGGTGGTGCGCTTGGTTCTGTTGTCGGCATTGGCCTTGGAAATTCATCGTTCGGGAAAAATTGGTAGGAGGTCATTGAATGTACTATAACAGGTATCATGAACAGCCTACCTTTTGGGAAGGGCTATTGGGCGGCATATCTCAGCAGATGCAGAAGAATCAGGCGCGGCGTGAACAAGAAAAGATGTCAGAAGCACTAACCAACATTAACTTTGATGCACCTTCCGACACGCGCCTTAATCCTGCTCAAATTGGACAAAGCTTACTGACAGCAGGTCAACAGTTTAACTCTGCACCTCAACAATACGGCATTGACCAAACAGGCTTGATATCTGGCAAGCAACCTGCACAGACAATGCCATTCACGCCTTCCTTAATGCCCCAACAAGCCCCTCAACCCAGCCTTATGCAGACTAACGAACGTCCTACTGTCGATCCGTTCAAACAAGCTCTCAACGCTTCACAGTCACAACCTGCAACCGTATCGCCTACAGTCCAACAGCCGAGAGAGTATACTAGCACACAACAGGCTATGAATGACTTCCAGCCTCAGATAAAAAGTCATGTTAAGAATCTAGTCAAGGCAGGATATACAGCGCAACAAGCCTATCAAATTGCACAACAGAAAGCGCAGGAAACGGCTACAAACAGAGTAAACGAAACAAGAACTATTCAAATTGGTAAACTTACTGATGCTCTAAACAATGCTAAAGACCTTCGTTCTGCCACTAAAATTGCAATGGGAATCGAACGGTTAGGCGGTAAAATCCATCCTGAATTAATTAAAGCGGCATGGTCAGATCCAAACTATGATATTCAAACTGTTGATTATGGCGGCAGGAAGAAGATTGTTGCTGTTAATAAAGCCAATCCCAAAGAGGTCATTAATCTTGAAGATGGCGAAGTGACAATGACACCTTACCAAGAAAAACAAATTGCCATTGGAGAGCGTAACGCTGCGTCAAATGAAGTTAGAGCGGCAAATAGTGGCGCAAGACCCAAAGAACCTAAAAAACTTTCTCCTGATAAGGTAGACGAATACTCAGCGCGATATGATGAACTTATGTCAGATATTTGGAACTCTGGAACCAGAGAAGAACGAGCAGACAAAATCAACAAATACACTAGCGCACTAAACGCATACGGCGAAGCGTTAGATATTGACGTACAAAATGATATTGACTATGTTTTAAGCCAATAGGGAGGTGATGCAATGGCTTTTCGACCTTTACCAAGAGGATACGCTCAACAATATCAACCAGTCGAACCAACGCCAGAGCAGAGCCTTCCTGTTCAAGAAGAAAAGGGAATCCTGCAAAGAGCAATCGATGATATAAAACAAACAGCTAGTTACTATGTAACAGGCGCAGGGCAAGCATGGGACGAAATGAACCGCAGTACACGGCGACAAACCGATGCGCTGAAAGAGTCATTTCAAGCTGGAAGTTATCCAGATAGAGAAGTCTTTGATAACTCACAGCAAGCATCAAAACAATTTGTTCAAGCAGTTGCCGAGCCTATTGTCTTGCCGGCCGCTTTAGTGAATCCGACTGCCGCAGGTGTAGCCGCGCCTATGGTTATTGACAGCGCGGTAAACGCATATGAAGAAGGCGGAGTAGGCAAGGTATTAAGAGACTTCACTTATGGCGGCGCTGCTGACTTTATTAATCAAGAAGATTTAGGGCAGAAGTTTTATGACAGACCCATTTCAACGGCTGCGGCAGGTGTTATGTCTGTTGTTCCTGCCGCCTTGTTAGGCAAGAGTGCTTATAAAGGTATTAAGAAAATAAAGCCAGCTATCGAACAAAAGTCCAATGCTTTGTTAGATGAATTTACTTCTGCCGAACCGATTAAGGGCATTGATGCTGTACCCGAGCAATTACCACAATATCAAGCTGAAAATGTAAGTCCTCTTATTCAAGCATTAAGAGAAGTCAACGCTAAGAAGTTTGATGAAGCAGCGCAATCTGTGCCGGAATCAAGATTCGCTGAAACTCCGCTTGTTGAAATGCCCAAAGAAACAGCACAACAAGCGGCAAGCCCTTTACTGCAAGCGTTAGAGCAAGTCAAGGCGCAGAAGTTTGACGAAGCGAATCAACAGTCATACTGGCGATCAATGGAGCGCGAAGCGAACGAAGCGAACGCTATACAAGCGCAAAAAAATGCTATATCTAGCGAAATGCTGTTCTCTCCTGCTGACCGTTTAGAGGTTGGCGCGGATATTCCTGCCAAGTCAAGGCTTGCAGGTGAAGGCGTTATTCTGGGCGAACAGCCACAGCCTAGCAGAATTATACTGCCGAATGAAACAAAACCTACTGAATTAATTGCCAATCGTCCACAAGCCCAAGAACCTGCAAAGCCTGGATTTATGCGTACCGCAGAAGATTTTATAGGCGAACGGCAGAAGCAATACTATCAAACACAGTTGAAAGAAGCAGTAAAAGCGAAAGATTTTGCAACTGCTTCACAATTAGCCGACAAGTTAGGCAATCCCAAACTAGCGGAAGTAATGAGAACTGCACAGCAGCAGAAACCAGGAGGAAAACTTCAATCTGGCATTGACCCTACAGGTGGCAGATTCGATGATGTTTCCGTTTCTGATTTAGCCAATCGAGCTATCGGAGCAACAGCAGAACGCATCTGGAACAGAGAGGTTCCTTCTCGCCAAACACGCTTAGAAAGACAGCAACAGAGCAGAACGCCTGTTGAGTATGCTATCAGTAAATGGGATAAAATCTATCAAGCAACTTTTGATGATAAACACCCTCTGTCGAAAGTCCCAGGTGGCGACACTCTTTACAAAGAAGCAAGGGTAGCTAATGCAAAGGCGCACGGTGTAGCAACAGAGTTTCTCAAAGGCAGAACAGAATCGTTAGAGCAGATTCTTGAGCCTGTCAAGGGAAGTATAGATGATTTTTCGAAGTATATTGAATCTGTTCATAGCGCAGACCAATACAATGCAGGACTAAAAACGGCTATGCCTGTTGAGGAAATTATCAATCGCATGGATAGTGCAACTCCTGAGTTTAAGCAAGCACAGCAAAGGCTTGTTTCCTATAATAACCGCTTGCTTGACGTTCTTGTTGATGGTGGCGTATTAACTCGCGAATCCGTAAACGCAATGAAAGAGAAGTGGAAAAACTACGTTCCTTTCATGCGTGATTTCAGCGACACAGAAGCAATGGAATCGTTTATACGGTCTAAGGGTTTTATTAATGTTTCTAACCCTATCAAAAAACTAAAAGGCTCGGAACGGCAGATTTATGACCCTTTAGAATCAATCATCAAAAATACCTATGTGTTCACCAATATTGCAGAGCGCAACAAGGTAGGCAGGACGTTTACACGCTTACCGTCCGAACTATTGCAAGCAGTTGAAGGCAAAGCATCAGACCCTAAGAGAAGCATATTCACAGTATGGGAAAACGGCGAAAAGAAAGCCTATCAAACAACACCTGAGTTATACAGAGCATTGGCTTCGCTTGATGATGTAGGCAGTAACTTTATTGTTGACATGCTTAGTGTTCCTGCTGGCACTCTCCGTGCAGGTGCTACGTTGAACCCTGAGTTTATGGCACGAAATCTTACTCGTGATGCGCTGACAGGGTTTATTAACTCACAGACAGGCTTTATTCCCATTATTGATACGCTGAAAGGATTATCTCATGCACTAAAGAAAGATGACCTGTTTTGGGAGTGGACTCGCGAGGGTGGCGGCATGTCTACAATGGTTAGCGTAGATAGAAATTATCTCCGCAATACTGTTAAGGACTTCAAAACCAAAAGGCTAGTAGACAAGGCAAAAACCGCTATCGACCCTAGAACCTATCTCAATGCGCTCAGAACTCTATCAGAGTATTCGGAGTTAGGCACTAGGCTTGGTGTATACGGCAAAGCAAGAAGCAAAGGCTTTAATCCGTTAGATGCTATCATGGACAGCAGAGAGGCTTCGCTTGATTTTGGCAGAGCTGGAACACACGGAAGAATAGTTAATAAGCCTGTCGCCTTCTTCAATGCTGCATTGCAAGACGTTGACAAAATGGCTCGCTTATTATCCAACAAAGAAACTAGAGCAAGAACAATGGCAAATATAACACTTGCTGTAGTTCTTCCTTCTGTTGCTACTTGGTACATGGGCAAAGATGACGAACGAGTGCAGCGACTTCCAGCGTGGCAAAAAGACTTGTTTTGGATTATACCGACAAAAGCAACAGGCCCAGGATGGGACGGATTGGTCAGAATCCCTAAGCCTTTCGGTTATGGTGTTTTGTTCGGTAGTGGCACAGAAAGAATGTTAGACTATGCCTACAAAAAGGATGCTAAGTCGTTCAAGGGTTATGGCGGTTCCGTAAAGGATGCGTTTATCCCTAGCTTGATTCCTACTGCTGCAATCCCTCTTATGGAATGGTGGGCAAACAAATCTTACTTCTCAGGACATGACATTGTTCCACAACGAGAGGAAAAACTACCTGCTAAATTGCAATACGGTTCAAACACAACAGAACTAGCAAAGTATGTAGGCGGTAAGCTAGACGTATCGCCTAGAAAGATTGACAATACTGTCTATGGTTATACTGGTGGCCTTGGCAGACAGGTTGCAGAACTGACTGATTTTGTGGCAGGTGGTAAGAATCAACCTGCTCGATCGGTGACTGAATATCCAATAGCAAGAGGATTTACGGCTACATCATACCGCAACTCACAGCCAATACAGGACTTCTACAATGCGCTGAAAAAGCAAGATGAATTAGAGGCAGAAGCTAAATTCAATAAGAAAAAGCCTATGCCAACACAGACAAAGCGAACACTTGACAATGCGGAGAAGGTAATGCGCGAATTTAACAAACAGGAGAAGGCTGCTAGAGATAGCACTAGCTTAACTCCTGACCAAAAGCGCAAAAAGATTGATGAATTACTATTGAAGCAGACAAGGTTCGCAGAAGCGGTTATGAAAAAGATCAAATAAAAAAGGGAGGCTATTCGGCCTCTCTTTTTCTTTGGTACAAATCATACAGATATTTACCCAGCAGGTAGAACGGCCCTATTATAATCCATCCCCAAACAGTTAGCGTGAATAGTGTGCTGAGCAATTCAGTTGCGCCTTGGATGAACAAGATAAACAAAATAAAGACAGGCAGCAGAATAACAGCTTTGAATATGTCAGTCATATCCGATCACTCCTTTTGTCTATACCATACAGCAAAATCCAGAATTTTTCAATAATGAAAGAGGTGACGTAATGGAACAGGCCGCTGCATCAACAGCCCAAAAAATGATAGACAAGCCTATCGATGCATGGATGGCTGCTTTGCCAATACTTTTTGTGGGCGGGGCGGTATTAATTTTGATTGGTATTTATCTTTTAGTGCGATATGTAATGAGTAATAATCAGGTGCTAACCGATAGGATTATGGAAGAGAACAGCAAGCGCGAAGAAAGGTATATTGGTTTGATCGAAGGCCCATTAAAAGAAATGGCCTTGGCGGTAAATGAAATAAAGGAGTCCCTTGATAGAACGGAAAGGAAGTGAATTCTTGAAAATTACAGTTAACGCTGGACATGGCGCAACAGATCCCGGCGCAATCGGTCAGAATGGACTAGAGGAAAGGGACGTTACAAAGGCCGTTGCTCTCCTTGTCTGCGATCTACTCAAAGCGCAAGGGCATGAAGTCCAATTCATCCAATCAGATTCACTTGCTGACATCTGCGATCTATCCAATGAGTGGCAGAGCGATGTTTTTCTATCGATCCATTGCAATGCTGCTGAAAATCCTGCCGCTAACGGCTTTGAGGTTTGGACTTCATTCGGCGAAACAAAGGCTGATGAACTAGCAGAGTGCATCTATACTGAAATGCTTGCCTTGCCATTGAACGGCAGAAAAGACACATCAGACGGTGACAGCGATAAGGAGTGTGGATTTTATGTCCTTCGCTATACCGATTGTTTGGCTGCTCTGATTGAACTAGCCTTCATTAGCAATGCGAGAGAAGAAGCCTTATTAGCTTCACCAGACTTTCAGAATCAATGCGCAGAAGCGATTGTCAATGGAATTAAAAATTATGGAGGAATGTAAAAATGGATAAAGATCAGATAAAAACCAAAGTAAATGAAATCGGTCATGCCATTGACGATAAAGTTGAGGCATCGGCCATAAAACACAACGAATCAAAGTGGAAAGTTTGGCTGAAATGGTCAGTTTATACTGTAGTCGCTATTGTCATTGCTGTTCTGGTTATGAAGTAGCGTTATTTCGCACAAAACCATGCCTAGATTGAGAGAAAGAATATCATTCAAGGATTTCTATTAAAGATGTTTTTTCTCTCAACATAGAGCATTTTGAAAGGTAGGTTTTTGCCATTGTTACGAAAAAAACTATTTACGTTGCTCTTGCTGTTATTCTTGCTCTCGTTGCCGTGTATTGGTTCAGCAGCAGAGATTACAGAAGCGGAATTGAGCCGACTAGAATCCATCTTTCAACAGTTGGAGAGCAACAACAAGACGCAGGAAACAAAATTGATGAGAGCAAGCGAATTGCTGATGAAATCGGAAAAACAAATCAATCTGCTCAGCGAGAAGTTGATGATAGCAGAACAATCAATAAGTCAAGCGCAGAACTCATTGCAGAAGGCAAATCAATCCTTAGCAATATACGAAAAAGAAGTGAAGGCAGAGAGAAATAAACTAAAGTTTGAGCGCAACCTACTTTTATTGGGAATTGGCTATTTGTTGGTTAGATAGAGGGGAGGGTTTTATATCTGGCACAATCGAGCGATTGAACTACAAAAGGATTACCCTAATCAATGGTCTACAATGGCAAAAATGCTAAGTAAAGAATTTGACGAAGAAATTAAGGATACTCAGGTCAGGGGATATTTACGATATAATCCAAATAGTGAAAAGCCAGAGAAGAAAGTCGAGTATAAACCATTGCTTGACTTGTTGCAGAAAGAGAACTCACTTGCTGAACTGTCGGACAAGTCCGGCATGTCTGCAAGAATGGTGTTAGCACAGATTGACGATTATCGAGAAGCAGGATATCAGATAGCAGAGGTTAACGGTAATTACTTACTCACTAAAATATTGATTCCAGAAGATAACACACACAACGCCGACTGGACAGGAAACACAACTGTCAAGTTCGGCGTTATTTCTGATACTCACCTTTGCTCTAAAGATCAGCAACTAACACACCTAAACACATTTTACGATATGCTTATTGATGATGGTATAACCGAATGTTATCACGCTGGCGATCTGTCAGAGGGCGTGAATATGCGTACAG